GAGCTAACCTTAAATGGTATAAATAATTCGTTGTTAATGGCTATGAAGTCGGTCACTGTCATTCTCCTTTCAATTTCTTGATCTGCTCTGAAATTCCTGATATTAAGGTACTTACATTGTCGGCCAGTTCCTGTTGTAGAACAGAATTGTTCAAATGCTTTCGCTGTTGTTCAATGTACTTTGCTCGTTGCTTCTCAAGTTGATTGATAGCGGCTTGTAGGTGTTTTGGTAACTTTACTTCTTCTTTAGTTTCCATTTTTATCATTTTCGTTGAATAGCTTTATAAGGTCTAAAACCTCTTTCCCTGTCATATTTGGGGCAAAAGTAAGAACCGTAGTCAGTGCCGCTTGAATAGATTCGCGGGTAGCCTTCCCGCCTTCATCAAATGACTCCTTACACATCTTTAAAACTAACGCTGATTCTTCTGGTGTCATATCGTTCGTGTTAATGAATAACCATGCTCTTTAGCCCATATTGGGTTTAACTCTATTCTCAAATGGCAATCGGGGCAAACTGGTAAGAAATACCTTTCATCTGTCAGAAGTGAACCTATACGGCCCCGCATGTGGTGAACGCATAAGTCTAGAGTAACCTCACCACAAACCGCACAAGAAAAATGCTCACACAAAAACCTATCCCGAATAACTTTATACTCGCGCTCCTGCTTGGCTCTCTTTATGCTTCTACTGCGGATCATCAGTTTCATTTAAAATGTCCGTGGTTTTTCATTCTCAATCGTTCGGCACTTTGAGCATTCATAGCACTGTTGATATTTCGTTTAGCATTTTTATGTAGATTCACGGCCATTCTGTGCTCTCTGTTGGCCAACAATTCAGGATATATTTTTTCAAGAAATTCTGCTCCAATTTCCTTATTAACACCTGGTTTTTGTATTCTCCATTCACTGGTGATCTTGAGTTTATTTAAAAGATCATCATGAAAAGATATATGCGAGAGGCCAAAATACATATGAATCACATCTATGATTTTATCCGTTCGTATTATCAATTGACCTATAGTTTGGTCGGTGAATCTTCCAAACCCAACAATTGATTTTTCTGTCATTATTCTGAATTTCATTTTAAAGTCATTTGTGTTAAATCTTTGAGCATTTGAATTCGATCTTAATGTTTTGGGCCTATAGTAATAATATTTTTTCCTTCCCTTGTGTGTGTGGTTTTCAACCGGTCTGAACCTTTCAATCCATCTGGTTTCGTAATACGTTAAATTCTCCTTCGAACAAGCTATGAATCTTACGGCATTGTGATCTAATTCCTGAGATGAGTGGTAGTACATTCTATTCATTAGGTCTGTAGTCTGGCCGATATAAACGACCACTCCATTCTTCAGGCAAAAATATATCCCGCATTTTTTCATTTAACCCTTTCAATGAATACTTTTTTGCCCTCACGGATATGCTTAAACTTGGCTATCCCACGGTCATTAAAGTTGTTGAGATATTGCCAAGAGTACGTTTTGAGCTTGCCTGTAAGCTCCATTTTTTCGCCAATCTCCATTTTTTCAGGAGTATGAATTGCTTTACGTCCCATAATCTGAATGTAAATATAGACAGAAAACACAAACTACAATAAATTTCTAAAAATATTTTTAACAGTATGTAGGAAGTGCAATAAAATTGTATAGATTTGTCCTATCAATCAGCGCAGCTATGAAAAATCTCCTATTTGTTTTGTGTGTTTGCTTCTCCTGTGGTGAGGAAGAAGTTAAACCAGACTGCACACCGTTAAAGAGTACGATGGAATTAGCGGCAATAGCTTTGTTTGAAGTAGAACGCAGTAACCCATTTAACTACGGAGCAGAGCCTACTAAAGCAGAGGTAGACGCTTATGAACTTCAGTACGAAAAGTTTTTCGATGCCTATACTCAGGCGGTTACTGATTTTCACAACTGTAAACATTCAAACTAATATGAATATAACTCAATTTTCGTTATTGCTTTTGTCTGTATCTGGTGGATTAATGGTAGCGACACTTCTAATTTACTTAAATGATACTAGTTTTCATGCTGATCCACTGCTGTATTTTGCTCTGTCACTATCATATTTTGCATACGCATTGAAAAAATTTAAGCTCTAGCTACTAAGAACTATCACGATTGTAAATACTAAATATGACAGATCAATTAACTATCAACAGCCCTAAGGAATTAATTTCTCAGGCTATAGAAAAGGGTTTGGATGTTGAAACACTTTCGAAACTTATGGACCTTCAGGAACGATGGGAAGCGAACCAAGCCCGGAAGTCATTCTTTGAAGCGTTCACCAAGTTCCAATCCACGTGCCCGGAGATCAGGAAAGCTAAAGCGGTTTCATTTAAGGAAGTGAAATATAATTACGCTCCCTTGTCTGACATTACACGGCAAATATCCGATCATCTGGAAAAGAATCAGTTGTCCTATCGTTGGGAGATTTCAGACACTGAGAAGGAAATAAAAGTTACTTGCCTTGTTTCGCACATTGACGGGCATACCGAAAGAACGACCATGATGGCCAGCCCGGATACATCAGGAAGTAAGAACGTAATACAGGCCCGTGGATCTGCTATTGAATACTTAAAGCGTTATACCTTAATAGGTGCTTTGGGATTGAGTACAACCGATTCAGACGTTGATGGACAGATGCCAGAGATCAGCCTGGATATTCTTCACGCACAGTATATGCAACACTATAACCAGTTGATACAAATCAATTCTACTTTTACTAAATGGCATCCGGATAACTGGAAGGGTGAAGTGAATCAAAAATTGTATCTAAAGGCTATTGCCGAAATCCGTAAGAAGTTAATCGAAGTAACCCCCAAAGATATATGAGCTTCTTAGATGATATAATTGATGAGAAAACCGCTCACAAATGGATTGAGCAGGGGACCGAAGAATGGGACAGGATCAGGATAGGCCGGTTTACCGCTAGTGAGATTCACCGGTTAATGGAACCAGCTAAACGGGAAATGACTCCTGAAGAATTGAAAGCCCGTCCAAAGTCAGGGCCGGGAAGTTCGGCAAAGTTAACATATGACTACACTACACTGTCGGATGCGGCCTTGACTTACATTAACGAAAAGGTTGCTGAAGTCCTGACCGGACAAGCTAAGAACCAGGGTTACGCATTCCCTATCGTTTGGGGCAAAGAACATGAAGACGAAGCCGCCGAGTTCTTTACTAAAATTACCGGACTTGAGACTGAAAAGGTTGGCTTTTTCCCTTACACGGATCATGCTGGCGGATCTCCTGATAGGTTTGTAGAGGGGGCAATTATGGAAATCAAGTGCCCGTATGACTCCGTTAACCAGATTGCCTATCTTTTGTTAACAGATCAGTGGGATGTTAAACGTAATTACTTTCCTTATTGGTCACAGTGTCAATGTAATATGATGTTTACCGAACGTGAGCTTTGCTATTTCGTGACCTACGATCCACGGATGAAAGAAGATAAACATAAGATGGTTACCATTGAAATCAAGGCCGATAAAGAATATCACGATTTAGTTAGAGGCCAGATTGTAAAGGCTACTCAAGAAAAATTAATACTCATTAACCTATTAACAACTTAATCCCTAAGGCTAGCTTGACAGCGGCGAGAATATTAAACCTTGTAACGGTTTTAAAAGTGAACTAATAACGTTCGCCGGACTGGATTGCACTTTGGGGATTTAAACCCTTTAAACTATGAAAAAAATAATAGACACTAAATGGCTACACTTCTGGAGTACACTGGCTTCATGTGCAGTCGGATTTGTTATTTCAATGTTCTTCATTTGGTTAAGCTGTAGAGTTATATGGGGATAGACTATCATTCATTCTTAGAGTTGAAGATTAAAACTTCAATCATGGCTGGCTTCCAATTGGATGAATCTCATCTACATCCGATGCTCTTTCCTTTCCAGAAGTACATTGTTAAGAAAGCACTGGCCTACGGTCGGTATGCTATCTTCTCTGAATGTGGAACAGGAAAAACATTAATGCAGTTGGAATGGTCCCGCCACGTAAACAAGAACACGGCAGCCCCTGTTTTAATTCTGTGCCCGTTGGCGGTTTCCGCTCAAACAATTGAAGAAGGATTAAAGATAGGATTGAAAGTAGAACGAGCCAGCCATGATATTAATCATCCGCACTACGCACCTATCCAGATTTCAAACTATGAGCAGATTGAAAACATGGACTGTTCTATTTATTCAGGGATCGTCCTGGATGAAAGCTCAATACTAAAGAACTTCTCAGGGGCTATCAAAAAGAAGATCCTGGATATATTCTCAAAGACTCCTTATAAACTTTGCTGCACCGCGACCCCGTCCCCGAACGACGATATGGAAATTTGTAACCATGCTGAGTTCTTAGGCCACGGCAGGAGGGAAGAAATATTAGCCATGTACTTTACCCATGACGGAGGGGAAACGGCTAAATGGAGAGTAAAGGGACACGCACAAAAGAAGTTTTGGAACTTTGTCAGGTCGTGGTCTGTCATGTGTTCTAACCCTGCTGACCTGGGCTTCGATGGTTCCGCCTACATCCTTCCTAAATTGAATCTTATCGAACGGGTTATATCTGTCCCTGTCCCCCAAGGAAAGCTATTTAATGACGTTTCTATTAACGCTACCAACTTCAATCAGGAGCTTAGGATTACTTTAGTTCAGCGGATGGATGATGTTGTTAATATAGTAAACGAATCAAAAGAAAACTTCATAGTTTGGGTTAAACAGAATGTAGAAGCTGAGTATCTTATGGACCGTCTCGATGGAGCCAAAGAGGTACGCGGTTCACAGGAGATTGAGATCAAAGAAAAGAACTTAATAGGGTTCGCGCACAATGAGTTCAGAGTATTGGTGACCAAAACTAAAATAGCTTGCTTCGGATTGAATTATCAGAACTGTCACAACCAGGTATTCGCTTCATTGGATTTTAGCTTTGAGCAGTTGTACCAGGCGATCCGTAGGTCCTACCGTTTCGGCCAGAAGCACCCTGTTAACATCTGGTTAATAACTACAGACACGATGCAGAACGTCATCCATGCAATAAAAGAAAAGCAGGAACAGTTTGAAAATATGAAATACCATTTAACCCTAAACTAATGTACCAATTAATCAATGGCGATTGTGTAACTGAGATTGCAAACGTTCAATCCGAGTCTGTTCACTTCTCAATCTTCAGCCCTCCTTTTGCGGAGTTGTATGTTTACTCCGACGATTACCGGGACATGGGGAATTGCAAAAATTACAATGAGTTCTTTAACCATTTCGGATACCTGACCCCGGAACTATTCAGAATCTTGTTACCTGGCCGGCTGGTGGCGGTGCATTGCATGGACCTACCTATTCAAAAAGGGAAGGAAGGATACATCGGACTACGGGATTTCTCCGGAATGCTGATTGATAACTTCCAGAAGAACGGATTTATCTACCATTCTAGGATAACAATCTGGAAAGACCCAGTGACTGAAATGACCAGGACCAAAGCCATCGGGCTGCTAAACAAACAGAAAGACAAGGACGCGACATTGTCACGGGTAGGGATACCTGACTACCTTCTAATCTTCCGGAAGCAAGGGGAGAACCCTATCCCAGTTCAGCACACATCCACGGACCAACGGGATCTGAACTACATCCCTATCCCTTTGTGGCAGAAATACGCCAGCCCAGTTTGGATGGACATTGACTACGGGAACACCCTGAACAAAGAAGGCCGGGAATCTGAAGATGAAAAGCATATCGCGCCACTTCAATTAGAAACGATTATGAGGGCCATCCACCTATGGACCAACCCAGGGGAGACAGTATTCACCCCGTTCCTTGGAATCGGCTCTGAGGTCTTCCAGGCGCTTAAAATGGGCAGGAATGGAATTGGGATAGAGCTGAAGAAAAGTTACTTCGATATAGCCCAAAAGAACTGTAAGAACGCGGTAGCTGAGAACGCACAATTAAGCCTGATATGAGCCAGAAATTTAAACAAAAGGCCTACCCTAACCCTAATATAGGCCCAAAGAAACAAAAGTATACAGGGGCCGAAGGCTACAGCCACGTGAACGACATGGTATTCAGTGATGATATAAGGGTATGGAGTCAAGGAAAAGTAAGGAGAGGCAAACAACAGTATCCTAATTTATTCTAGATACTTTTTAGTCAACGGGCAGCTAGTATCCCCGGATAAGAGGGCCGGACCTGGTTAGCACCGTTGACATTTTAAAAGACTATGACGAACTACGAAATAAGTATTGAGGGAATAACAAAAGAAATACTGAGCCGTGAAACTCAGTTGAGGCTTAGGCGCTGTTGGTATGTCAATGGCCAGTCAACACCTTACCAGTTTACCCCGCATAGTTTCTATGTTACTGGTTACAAGATTATGCAGGAGATTAAGTTACTGAAGTTGATTAGAAAAGATATGCACAATCTATTTGTTGGCTAATTGTGGATAATTTGTGTATAAATATTCACAGTAAATAATTAAGTTTGAAATGAAACGCTCGACTACTACCTTTGAAGCGGTTTCTGAAAAGAAATTTTGCCTTAGTGCATTTGGGAGTAGTAGCCCGGTGTGCTAGGGCATTTTTATTTTACAGCGTGGGCGAATTGCTGGCGTTCCCCGACAAGGGTGGTTAGTAGACTCTGTTAAATGGTGTAGACGGGCTTTAGACTTGCTTACCCGACATCAGCCGAAACTTATACATACGGATACCTCAACTATGCAAAGAAGGCCAGTAAGTCTGTTTCCTAACGAAGGGGGTAGGGGGCAGACTTGCTTTGCTGACCTACTAACCAGCCGTTTCCTTACATAGCAAATATGTATTATGAATGGACATGTTTCTAATAACTCAGGTAACTATGAATGGTTTACTCCTTCACAATATGTTGAGTCAGCGCGTAAGGTTATGGGTAGTATAGATTTAGACCCCGCATCATCAAAGTGGGGAAATGAAATTATAAAAGCTGATATGTATTTCGATAAGAAAACAAACGGTCTTAGTAAGAAGTGGAAAGGTAATATCTGGATGAATCCACCTTATGGCCATCCATCAATATTTGACTTCATTTCAAAACTGGAAACGGAGAAGTATAACCAGGCTATTGTTTTGGTTAACAATGCAACTGAAACTAGATGGGCGCAGAAACTAATAGAACTCTCAAATGCTATTTGTTTCCATACAGGCCGGATACGGTATCTGAACAATAAAGGTAAATTAGTTAACAGTCCATTGCAGGGGCAAATGATAGCTTACATCGGTCATAACCACGAACTATTTATTTCACAATTTAAACAATACGGAATATGTCTGAAGAGGCCGATTTAATAAAAAACAGGAAACGAATGAAACAGATTCATTCATTCAACGGAATGCAAAGAATGAGGAACATTACCCCGACAGACATTGATGGATTGATTGATTATGGTGGATGTGCATTTGTTTATCTGGAAGGTAAACTTCAAAATGCTAAATTTATGGACGGTCAAAAGAAAGCGCTGGAGGCAGTTGTTCGGAGTCACTGGAGAGCAGGACACAAATCTATGGCTATAGTTTATGAACATAATAGCCCAGCAAACGAAGAAATTCTAGTCTGTGCACAATTTGTAAAAGCTATATTTTGCCTTGAACAAATAAGAGAATTAATGCGCGTGCCACATGAAAACTCAAAACCTAAATTCTCACTTAATGAAACTTGGTTTTATCCTCAAAGGGAAACAACAAATGTATTAGAGGCTATAGATATGTTCGAAAAACATTTCAATATAAGATGAAAACATTTGAAGACTTTTTTAAAGAACTGACTTCTGATACTCTTTGGTTTGAACAAGCTGGCATGAACCATAAACCTGAAACCTTCAAAGATGTAGCCTTAAAAGTCTATACCAATGGAATGACAGACTCTTTAGAGTTCGCCGCTACGCCTCTTAAATTCCACCGTCAGCACGTCTTTAACAAACTATGTAAAATAACCCCTGACAAGGTTAGAAAGCCGTGGTATCTGCCAAAAGAGGAACCAAAGAAAGAAGAACATCCACCATTGACAGGTGAAGCAAGAGCCAAACGTTTACAGGAATGGATGGACGCATTAGCCAAGTTACCAGCTATGAAGACTGCACCTATAAGCCACAAGGAACTAATAGAGAACGGTGACTGGCGGCCTAAGCCTGTAGAAATACGGGAACCTACGGAGATGGAGAAGCGCACAGCCTATTTAGCGCACGTAGAAATGGTTAGAAGATGCCGTGTTAAAACGTTCCGTGATGCTTACCCGGATGCTATGGATGATGAAGTACAAGCGTATTTAGATCAATACAAGAAGTTAGACGATCCATTAAATCTATTTTAAGGTGTAAAGCTATGGGAAGAGACAACGAACTGATTGCGGAATTTATGGGCGTGGATACTTCGAACGGGTGGAATCCGGTTCAGAGGATAGTTCCTGATTACCATCTTGATTGGAATTTATTGATGCCTGTAGTGGATAAGATAGCCGAATACCGAATGGCTTATCCGAAAGAATCCGGATGGGTATGTGATTGTAAGATCGTTGTTTATCGAAAGGTGCTTTATCGGGAGGTTGTGAATTTTATCAAATGGCATAACCAAAACAAATCTTAGGTCTTTAACTAAACAGAGATGAACTACCTATTACTCAAAGTAGACGGTAAACTTTACTGTGCTGATCTTCCTACGGTGTTAAAGCCAAAATATAGATTGCTATGGAGTGAAGAAGAAAAGACCGAAGCTATAGCCAACGCGCTGCCGGTTATCAATCCTGAGATATTACAGAGTATATATTTTGAAGGGAAGACTGAGTTACTTGATGGTTTAATACTTGGGGTTACTGTTAATAGTAGGCTTTACCCTTGGAACGGTGGCGCAGAGGTTATAGAAAAAACTGTGACCGGATACGTGGGCAATCAGGAGATGGACGCTGACTATCCAATAGGCGTTCGCTTGTCGCTTCCTGATAACACAAAGGATCAGGAGAAAGAAACACAAGAGCAGCTATGGAGAGAAGTAGCTGACCGTATGCGAAACCTTCAAGGCTTTTCGGGAATTGATAATATCTGTGATCACCTAGCAAAATACTTTACTTTAATACGCCGATAAATGACACCAGTAACAGACGGATTGTATACCGCATTGAAAGAAGAACTCGCTGCGCTCAAAGCAGAGAACGAGCGCCTGAAGGAAGAAAACGATGAGTTGAATACAGCGTACAAGATTCAGGATGAACTCAATGACCAACTTCAGGCTGACAAAGCGGAACTACTTGAGGCGTTGAAATCATGTAAACAAGAAGTAATGTTTCAGTCTAGCGGTTATGCCCGTCAGGTTTATATTATCTGTGATTTACTTCTCTCCAAA